ACTTTGATAAGTTAGACCATTTGGCTATTGATACGCCAGTCTCTTTTTCAGCGTGTTTTTTGAAGTCACAAAGAACACCGTCCATATCACAATAGATTCTAGGTAGTTGTTTCATAGTGTTTCCTTGCCTATACTATATCATATCCTGGTTATTTGTCAACCAGAACATTTAGAGAACAAAGATTAGTTTTTGTATTCTACTTCGGGTTTTAGATCAATTGGTGTTTTTTTAGAACCGACAAGTGTTGTTTTCTTAGCTTCTTTTTCTTTTTCAGTATCAGCCATAGTAGCAACATCATCTTTCTTTTTTCTCATCATCTCTTTGACCGTTTTAGCCACAGATTTTAGAGATGGTTTAGGGTCAACTAGGTCTTTCTCACCTTTTTTAACTCTATCCATTTTACCTTGATTGATGTCATCACCTTTAGCGTCAGCCTCATTTATATTATCATATGCTAATTTTTTAGCTTGCATTTCAGTAGAAACTTCATCTGATTGGTCATAGTCGTCACCATCTTTATCATAGTAAACAAGATATTTACCACCTTCTTTATGATAGTATCCAATCTCTTTTCCTCTAAACATAAGATTAAAGTTTTCACCATCACGTCTTACTTGTACTTGATTAACATTTTCTGTCTTTATAGCCTTTTCTAAATCTTTTGCTTGTTGACCGTGTGCTTTTACAGCCTTCTTCAATTGATTAGCAACATCTTTTACAGACGGCTCATCTTTTGAATCTAGGTCTTCGTTTTTTTCTTTTGCTTTAATTGCTTTTTGTAAAGCAGGTGGTAATTTTTTTTGTGCTGAAGTTAATTCATCAACTTTAGCCTCGTTCTTACCTTTGTGCATTTTGTCAATCTTATTAAAGAAATCTTTTTTTTCTTTAGGTGACATTGAACCAATACCTTTACCAGCTTTTTCAAGTTCTTTTTTAAATTTAGCCTGATAATCTGAATCTTCAGGTTTCATTTTAGCAGTTATTTCTTCAATACTACCTGGTTTGTGTTTTAAATAATTTGTCATTACTTACTTCCTCTTACTTGTTTAGCTAAATCTTTATCAGCACCACCCCAAGTTCCTGATGATTTAGTTACGAAACTGTTTACTCTAGCATATGCCCATTGGTGCTGACTAGCACCTGGTCTATGTCCACCTTTCCAAGCGGCCATACCTCTGTCAAAGACTTTCTTTAATATTGAATAAGGCATACCTGATTTGTCTGCCTTCTTTTTTAGAGCAGCCATTGACTCTACTCTTAATCGCATTTCTTCGTTCTTCATATCGCCCTCGTTAAATTTTTCTTTTGCTTTTGTTATTGCCTCCATAGTACCCATACCACTTCTTAATAATTCATTCACGTATGTTTGTGCTTTTTGAGACAATTTTTTAAACATCATATCAGCTTGATTTTCTTCTATACCTAGTTTTTTCTTTACTATATTAGTTGCTGTAGCATATCTTACAGCGTCACCTTTCTCTTTACCATAACGGTCTTTGAAATCTTTTTTAGGTAACTCATCAGCCATCTTATGTACTTTTTTAATTTGTGGCTTTGATAAGTCAGCTTCTTGTACATCTTTTTTTTCTTTTTTCTCTTTATCTTTTAACAATTTGTTTGCTAAACCGATAGTTAATGGTACTTCGCCTGTGTCTGGATTAGGTTCAGGTTTTACAGCTTTGTTTTTTTCATTTTCTAATTTTTGTTTTAACATAGAAATCTGATCTTTTAAAGCTGCTATAACTGACTCTTTATTATCTGCTTCTTTTTTTTCTTTTTCTGGTTGTTCAACTTCTTCAAACTTACCTGTCTTCTTATAAACTTTGTTTCTAGCAAGTGTTGTAACAAATGGTATTTTTGCTTTAGTTAATTGTTTTAATGAAGCCAAGTCAAGTCTATCTAAATGTTTTGAAAGAGCTTTAGCTTGTTCTGGTGAAATTGTTTTTGGCATTGTACTATATGATTTTTGTAATCTCTTAATCATATCAGAGGTAAACTCATCTAAACTTTCTTCTATTTCTTCGCCTTCACCTAAAATATCTTTAATAGTTTTTACAGGCAATTTCATATACTTAGCAATCTCAGCCGCTGATTTGCCGTCTTGTTGCATTGTATAGATAGTTTTCATTCTGCCTTCGTCTAATTCAACTTCTTCATTTTGTTTTTTTAATTCTCTAGCTATTGTAGATACTTTAGATAAATTTCTAGCAATTTTTTCTATATCTCTTACAGCAACACTATATTGACCTGAGCTTTTTGTAGCGATAGCCATTGCTTTAGCGACTTTATCAGGACCAAATTGTATAGGGTCATATGTTCTTTCTTGTAATTCTTCTTCAATAGGATTCATAATGTAATCTCTAGCAGAGTTTAGGTTGTCAGCAGATTTAGCCAACTTATTAGTCCACCAAGTATCTAATTTGTCTTCAGCAGACATTGAATCTAATTTTGTTCTAATTTGTGTTGCGTCTTCTACAATAGTCTGACACATTCTTTTTGAAGATGATACATCTTCGTGGCCATCTTCGTAAACTTTTCTTAAAGCCTCAGCCATTGTTTCTCTGTATCTACTCATTATAGTGTACTCCAAACTTCATCCCAATTTAGGATTTTTCTTTTTAAATCTTGTTTTAACATTTGTTCTAATCTCTGTCTTAATTGTATAGCGTCATTACCAATAATTCTTCCATAAGTATCGTGTATAATCTCTAACGCTTTGTAAGAGTCAGCTAATTTTTTATCTCTTAAAATAACATCAGCAATATATCTTCTTACTTCAAAGTGATTGTTACCAGCTTGTTTAGCTCTTAAATATTGTAAGTTTGTTGGACTAGCTTTTGCCTCGGCTAAACCATAGTCGCCTTTTTTAAATTGTGTAAATGATTTACTCATTAGTTGTTTACCTTTGCTCCAGCTCGCCATTGATAACAAGACCAATATCTTGCTTTTGTTTTTGGTCCTGGGTTATCACAATTATGTCTAGCTCTAAAGCTTCTTCGTCTAGCGGGATCGTCTCTTTTGATTGATAGACCTGTTGTATCACCAAAAGATACTTTTTTTATTTTATCACCGTCTTTTACATAGACGTAAAACTTTTTAGAACCACCTCTAATTGGGTCGTTTAATTTTACTTTTTTGCCTTGGTATTCAGCTTCTTGTAAACCCTCGGCCTCGTGTTCAAAGATTACCTTATCACACGTCTCATCTATATTATCATATGCCTTAAATGACTTAACCATTATAGTTTTTCCAACATTCTCTGGACCACTTCATCCAATTTTTTTCGCCATTCTTCAGCGTATCTTTTCTTATATTTATCTATTGTTTCATCTGAAAAAGCCCATTTTTCGACATCTTCTTTCTTAACTTCTATACCTTTGTCTTTAGAATCAATAGGTTTTGCTGATGGTTTCTCACCAGGTGTCACCTCTTTGGTATGATTAGCGTAATCAGCACCTATCTCATATGATTCTGGTACATAACCATCTATCAATTTAGCATCCTCAATTGACATTGATTCTGGTACACAGTTAGGTACTTGTTTGCCACCTTTTTTCTTAAAGCCAACTTGTTTGTAACCTGTCCAACAAGCCTCGTCCATTGAGTTTTCACCATACATTTGTTTGAATTTTTTAGTATGAATTGATGGTTTTGTTTTTGCGTCTTTGTCGCCTGGTGCTTCTTTGTTATCTTTATTCTTTTTAAAGAAGTCAGCTCTTTTACTTTTTGTATCTTTTGATAGGTTTTTGTAATACTTTTTAGGCTGTGTGCCATCTTTTTTCTTAACATCTCTATCTTGTGGTTGAGCATCCAAGTCTTCTTCTATTCTGTCCACGGCAGTAAAGCCATAGTCAACGTTTGTATCGTATTCTCTCACTTCTACCTCTCTATCTGCGGCTACGGGTAAACAATCCCATATCCACGCTTTGTGTAAATTGTTATTATTATCTTCTATTACGATATAGTTTGTACCTCGTCTTACTTGTTTCATAAGACCATCAGCATCTCTAAATGTATTTGGTAATCCTTTTTTAAATGATGTTATATCACCTTTCTCAGCAGCAGCTCTCATCTTACTAGCA